CGCACTTTATGCGTCTTAGGAGTCTACTATCCTCTCGCGAGGGCAGTAGAAAGAACTTCCACGCTTTTTCGGCTAGGCGGTCTGATAGACCACCCCGTCCTAAAAGCAGGAAGAACTCCGCCAACAAGCCCCGGGAAACCAAGCTCGATGTTCGTGGTAACCATCGCGCCTCGACTTCTCTGAACCAGGTCGCCACTTCGTAATAGGAGATATGCCGGATTAACGTGGTAGGAACCACGTCTTTCCAAGCATCCTTCTTTACAAAGCGGATGGCCTCGAACAGGGAGCCGAGGGGAGCTCCGGTGACCTCCTCTCCATGATGAATCCATCTCTTAGCGAACTCAAATGAGTGTGAACTCACGTGAGTCTTCGTTTCAGAGACTTTCACCCCTAGCGTATCAAGAATCGTCATGTATTCCTTAGCGACGTGTTCGTTTGCTAAAACGATATCGTCACCAAGGAGCACGTATCCTTTCCATGCAATGGAAAGTCCGGCGCGTTTGGCCGCAAGCCGAACGATCGCATGATGTGAAATCGCAAATGTAGTCCAAGAACTATAGGCCCCCATTGGTTGGCCGGCTCCGTATTTCACGGAACCAGCGCCTTTGGGTAGCTTATACTCTCGGGTACATAGCAATTCATACCATGCAGCCGCATACTCCGGTGAAACCAGAACAGCCATGATCGCTCTCTGTAGGGTTACAGGGAGACGGTCAGTAGCTGAACTGAGATCACAAGAGTAGTACGGGCCTTGACGCGGTAGTTTGGATCGGAAGCTACCTTGATTAAAGGTACAGTCTGTCGAGAGGCTCTTTAGAAGCGCAAACTGCGCTTTGTGAAGAGGCTCAAAACACGACTGTGTCCAATAATCAAGAATAGCAACTATTCGGCACTTGGCTTCCTTATCCTTGATGTAAGACAATCTTGATAAGATCCCTTTCGGGCTTATCTTGACCATCTCGCACCAAGTAGGGACACTGAGTGATCGAATGGTACCAATCGTAAGGGCTAACTTCTCTCCACCACATAGTCTCAGGTTAGCAATCTGAGATTCTGTGAGAAGGGAAGCGTCCTCGATTGATCCGATTAAAGCTTGGGCATTGGGACCAGATTTGGTTGTGACGTGTGGGCGCTCCCATTCGGGAACGTCCAGCTTCCAACCTGATTCCTTCACAATAGCGACCAGCTCCTCTTCCAAACTGGAAGGGTATGGAGCTGCCGGTAAAGTGATGGGATCCAGGTCGGGTGCTTTTGACCCTTCTATGAGACGAACTAACCCAAAAAGAGTTAGGACGTAACGTAGCGAGGGGCAAGACATTTCACGGAACAACGAGATAAATGGAACCACCGCAGCGTGCGGTAGTCCGTCCTTATCAAGTTGAACCCCAAATCCAGGCGACTCCTTTAGAGGTTGGCCACACATGTACCGCGTACACGCGAGCCGGATCGCTTTGATCCAGCCCACTGTGTCCACGGGACCACGTGTTTCCACTCTCTTCAGGATGAGCCTAGTCCATTGCTCGACCCACCCCTTGTCGACATTAACTCTTAAGTATGCCTTGTTGAGGAAAGTAATTACTATCCTCGCGAGGTTTAACTTGAGTTTTAATATAGACATGGTGTGTTTTTGA